GCCATATTATTGATCTGTTGCTAAAATTATACCATCACCACTTTCAACAAACTGTATATAGGTTATTGTGTTAATATCAGGAAATCTATCATTAGAATTATATGTTCTTGTTATATTAATTTTAACAACATTGTCGTAAGTTCCAGCTACACCTAAATTTGTTTTTGTAATTGTTATAAGAGGATCATTACTAGTTACTGTAAAATTACTAGCTTTTACAGCGTATCTTATACCAGCAACAGTATTACTATGTATATATAAATTTTCATTAATGTTTGTATTATTACTATTTACTACATAATTATTATTTATTATAGCTGATTCAATAGTACTATCACTATTAGATATATTAACAACCCATTTTTCACTAAAACCTATATTTGCTTCAGAGCTACTAAATTCAGTACCTGTTACATCTATTATTTCAAACTCTCCAACTTTACATCCAATACCATCACCTTTAAATACAGATATACCTGAAGAATCAGGATAATTATCTGCGTCTCTAGTATAAACAAAGTTAGCGGATATAACACCGTTATCACTTCTAGTTAAATCACCAATATTAGATATATTACCCATATTGATTGTAGAAAATCCTACTATAGGACTTGTCGGTGAATTACCTTGAGTAATCACTGTTTCGTGTAATTCAAAATTTGTTATTTTACCTATAAAACCAACGTTAGCAGAACCATCAATAAGGAAAGCAAAACCATTGTTAGCTACAAAGTCAACATCTGTTAAAGAAGAATTGTCTGGATCACCAGCGTTTACAGTGGCGTAAACAACACTTCCGTCTGAATTTGTAACTTTAAAACTTCCTTGACTTTTTGTATAATCTAATGAAAAACGATACGTTTGACCATCTACTAAAGTGTAAGATGATAATACGGTTAAGCTATCATTCATCCAATAACCAGTATTACCAGAATGTGTGAATGATGGTGTTTGAGCATGTAGTGCTACATCATCGTATTTTTTTAATGAAAAACCACCAAAAGTTCCAGCTCCAGTAGCAGCTGCTCCATTAGAAAAAGAATTGACATCAACTATAGCTATACGATGTGTACTGCTAGATATTGGATTCCAATCATAATAATATGTACCATCACCAGAACTTATTATTTCGCCCTTACTTCTAGCTGTCCAGTTAACGTATGGATGTGACGCTGTCATAACCTGGAAGGAACCAGCACTAACACTAACACTTGTTAACTGTATTCTATACCTATCACCAGCGGTGGGAGTATGTTCAAAATAAAAATACTGAGGTGTAGTAGAAGATTTAGCTACAGCTGTTAACGTTCCACTAGATTCAGACCACTGTGTATTAGGAGCACCTTGAACTACAGCTGTCCAACTAGAAAAACTAGGAGCATACTCTGTTGTACCAACTTCCTGCTTAAATATCCAAGTATCTGGCATTGTGCTAGGATTAAATACTTGACTTTGTCTATTAACCTCCCAATCAGCACCAAGAAGATTTAAAGAAATATTATCTATTTTACCAGCAAAATCATCTGACTCAAACTTAATTCTTTTATTTGTCCATGTTCCATAACCTATTTGTCCACCTTGTGTTGGTGTGAAATTTATTATTTTATGTCCATTACCAGTGCCACCAGCGTCGATAGGATCAGTATCTAAATAGGCTACTACATTACCAGCTGTTTTATCATATATTTCAAATTTTAACTCATAACATTTTTTATCCCAATCACCACTAATATCATTACTTAAAGAATCAATAGCGCTTGAAACATCAAAGTCAGAATCCATAATAGCAAAATCTGTACTACCACCAGAAGATCTTTGTAAAAAGTTACCAACAGGTAAACTCCAATTTCCATTAACTGTCCATTGAGAACCAAATTTAGTAACCGTAAAATTGTCTACTTCACCTATAAAAGAACTACCTTCTAAATATATTTTTGTTTGAGGTGCTGAAGGGGATATAGTTATGGTTTCTAAAGTTGTACCTACCGTATTGTAAGTAGCAATTGTTGTTGGTGATCCACCGGCGGTTTCTGTTTTTAAAACAATACTTCCAGATGTTAACGTTAGATCAAACTCTACATCATAATCATATCCCGTGACCATATCTAATATTAAAGAAGCTTCTAATTTTCCACTAGTAGCAGTACCACCACTACCACCAACATTTTGAGCCCAAGAAGCTGTTGGAGATGAAGCTGTTCCGCTATAACCAGTTTCCCAATTAGTACCAAAATTCCACGATGTTGAAATAGAGGTATCCGCAGTTTGTGGTGTGGTGCTTGTAAGTTCTACGCTGTGAATACTACCGTCAAAAGCTTGGTTGAAAATAGTGGAATCACTAACAGTAATTTCTGATGTGGGAGCTATTATTTTAAAATCAGTATCTGTGGTTCCACACGTTATAGTCATGGTAAAACTTCCGTTTTGATGCGGTATAGATTGCTCAGTTCCACCAGCATACAGTTTTAATGTGGTTGATCCACTAGACCAATTATCAGTCCAACCAGATATATGTAAAGTACAGTTATATGTATCGCCTTGTACCAGCGTAATATCACTTTTAAGTATGTGAGTACCGGATGGATTAGCCGCGGCAAACGGACGACTTCCACTCTGTGGGGATACACCCATGTTATGTATTTTTGCGTGAGCGTTAATAGTACCACCTACGTTTTGTTCACCACCATCATTTTCGTATTCTATTTTCCAATCACCACTACTCATGTCCCAATGGTCGTTTGGATCAAGTTCGTATAATGTGAACCCAAAAAATTGCCAGTATCCAGTGACGCCACTACTTTGAGTAAGAGATCCCGCATCTGCATCGTAATCCCTAGCAACAAACCAAATAGAGTTTAACGGGCCATAACCACTACCATTATCACCGGTCGCTAAGTACTTTACACATGTTTGAGCTGTAGAGTTTCCATCAAAACCATCACGTAATTGGCCGTATCTACCACTTTCTGCATCATTAGTAGATGGAATAATACTCATGTATGACTGTGGCGTTAACATAGAAACGTTGGCTGGAAAATAACCCCCACCATGCTGTTTTTGTGTACCAGAGTGAGAAGTAGATCCATCGGCATTATAAAAAACTCCACCATTTTGACCATCTGGATGCGATTGACCAGCTACTCCTTGAAAACCACCTAAACCAAACATAATACCATTAAAACCTTCGTTAGTATTAGCGTTTTTCCCTAACATTACTTTTGATTCAACATAATAAGATTTATATTGTCTAAGCGTGTGTGAATTTAATTGCGATGGATATACTATAGGTAAAGCATTAGCCCCACGACCAGCTATAAAAAAGTTAAAACCGGTTTCATCGGTGTGGTTCGCGCTTGGATATGTTGTACCGAAGTCACTTGGATAAGTTGCGTCATTAAGAAAATTAGTTCCTCCAAAATGAGGTCTTGCACCACCTGCGCTTAACTGAAGATAGTCAATTGATTTTGCTGAATAAAAACCATTAGTATTGCTTGCGTTATGTCCTAAAAATGGGGTTGCATAACCATCTATACGTAATTCATTAACCCAGTTATTCACAGTTCCACTACTATTTGTTAAAAAACTCCATCCAACACCGCTTCCATTATCACCAGTATCACCTATGTAACCACCAAGTTCACTAAACGAGTATCCACTATTAGCAACGTCAAAACCTTTTTTACTATTAGCACCTTTGTGATAATGATAAGCTATTTGTTTGAAATCATGGTTACCTATTAAATTAGTACCTGGAATATTACCTGGCACAAAATTAACAGATTCAAAATCTGGATTTTCAACTAATTGAAGATAATAATTTGAAACAACTCCACTTGAAAATGGCATAATATCAACATTTATATTCTCAATAGACTGTGGGTATAATAACTGTGTTAATGTTACGTTTCCTTGTGTTACGTTTAAGTTAGCCTCAATTACTTTAGCCGAAATATCATATGTATGTCCCTCAACTAAACCAGTAAAAATATCCATCACATAATATTCTACATCACCAATATGGTAATCAGCCTCTAACCAATTTTGAGTTGAAGCACCTATTTCAAAAGAACTGTTATTTCTAGTTGTCCACCCGGTTGTTACGGCTGGTGATGCGTTTTGATTTCCAAAAGCATAAGTACCACTTGGTGAGTTATAATTAAAGTTTGCATTTTGATATGCTCCACTAACAACACCAGTTAAACCAAAAGAAGTATTACCTAGCGATGTTCCATAAACACCCCTAATACTTAAAGTTTTGTAGTTAGGATGACCACCAGTATTTATCGATGATAATAACCCCAACCCTTGTGATGTAAATTCTTTTGGATCTATATTAGATTCTGTAGCTGCTATACCAACAATATTATTAAACCATTTACCTTCTTTGTTTTTAAAATACTCAATTTTACCAGATTGTAAATCAGTTTCTATACTATTAACATACCAACCTTTTTTGTTTAATGTATTTTGTCCTGTTTCATCATACTCTCTAGACTGTGTACCCTCATAATTCAATGTGTTAAAACTTTTTATAACACCTGGATTATTATTCATTAAAAATTTAATAGAAGACTGATATTGTATTCCATAAAAATTATTCCGTATAGTGTTAGCATGATGCTTCCACATGTCACCATTTTTAAACGTATAATAAACACCGTTTAAAGAAACTCCAGATTCTGGTAAAAATGATTTAAAACTTGTCCAACCATCTGATTTTTCAACAAATCCTATTGTTGTAGTAGCTAGTGTTAAATTATAACTATGACTATGCTCGTCATAACTACCTATTATATTGTTAGATGCAGAAAGATTTTCTTTGAAATAATTTACCATTCCTTTATCAGAAATTGGCGTTAAACCATCTGCTGATAATCTTAAAACTGCTCCTCTAGCTTGATCTGAAAAATAAACTCTATATCCAAAATTAGCAAAAGATTCTGGGTTAGTTGATATACCATATTCACCAACAAAAGGAACAACTCCCCCTAGTACTCTATTTGTAGATAATAGTTGTGAGTTTCCATCAGCGTTAAATAAAGCGTCTTTATTAGCTAATACCTTTAATATTTTATCTTCACAAAAAGCAACAACATTTGTATTTCTTGTAAATAACTTCTGTATACTACCATATTCTGGATTTAAATCTTTTGTAATTTTTTCTGCTTGTATAAACTCATTTAACTTATTAACACCAGATAAACTATTGTACATACCGGAATATATTAAACTTGATCGTTTTATCTCTTCACTGTAATCAGTTTCTAATGTGGTGGACACTCTAGGTCCTTTATCTATAGTAATAGCGTTAAAATCATCTCTTATTCTATTAGATTCAACACCATTACCAAAAGCAAAACAATTATGCCAGTTTAATTTTTCTAAATCTAAAGTTATCCAATTAGCAAAAGCAGCTAATCCATCTCCTAAATTAACCGCAACTGGTAGTATATAATCTTTAAAATATTTTACAAAATTATCATCATCTCTTTCTGATATCCTTATTGTAATTCCTGCTGGTAAACCTGAATTAATCTGTGTATTGTCAGGACTTATACGGAATTTATTTGGTTGATCAGGATTAACTATTATTCTACTTTTAGGTATATCATTTTTATTAGGAAAACCATTAATACCATTTGGACCACCTATATAACCCAATTTTGCATTACCACTTGGAGCATAGATAGTACCAACATCTTGAACACCACTGTAATTACCACCAACCGTATTACCATCGTTAACATCAGTGTTGTTTAAAGCTTCTATAAACATACCATTTTTTAACACCATCTGCATTTCAGATGTTTCGTAATAAAGATTTAAATCAGCTCGTTTTTTAGGTTCTACTTCAAAAACAGCTGGATTATCACTAGTATATGTTGTTTCACTTGGTTTGTATTCTAATATTTCTAATCTTGATGTTGAAGATGTAGAGGTTCCATGAGCCCCATCACCATAAGGTGTTAGTGGTGTATGGGTACCACCCTCGTTATTAGCAAAACCAGAAGCTATAGTAGATGTTGGGCTCCAAACTATAGGTTTATCTAATTGTAAATATATTCTATAACCTTGATTTGATTTAACTGGATCATCATTATGCGCGTTAATTATATCCCCACGTTTGTAGTTTTTTACAGGAGCTCCAAAAAAACTTTTTATAGTATATATTGTTTGTGTTGGATCGTTAGACCATCTAAATTTAGTACCTTCAGTTCTTAATTGTTTTAATAAATTATAATTATCAAACATTTCCACTGATAGAGGTTGACCATTATCATACCATGAATTAGTATCATCAGATGTGCCTATAATACCATCAGTACCAGCCTCAACATTACCAATACCAACGAATCTAAAACCACAATAACTATTACCTACAACAAAACCAGGTCCTAATCTAGCGTTTTCAATCTCAGGATCTTGAGACGAATAGTGTAACCAGTCAGGTCCAGATAAATGATTCCAGTTCCAAGCCCAACTTTGGTCAATCATAAATTTTTGAGTTACATTGTCAGCGTTAGTAACACCAACCGACAGATCAGCAGACCAATCAGATTTACCAATAGTTCCTTTCCATGTTGTTGTAAATGGATTTCTTGTTACATTAGTACCTGTTTGAGAAGTACTAATACCTTTTGAAAACTTTAATAAAGCATCATCAGGGAATGATTTTGGCTTATCAAGCGTTACAACATTACTACCAGGTAAACCCAATATTCTAGCTGGATCGTAATCAGCACCATGAGCATCACTCCAAACAAGATAATGACCAACAGCTAATCCACCATCATCATCAACAGTTAAAGCCGTGCTGTTAACTAATCCACTACCCATATTAACATTATCAAATACAACAATGTTTAAATTTGAACCTGGAGTATCACTATCAAATTGATAGTCTATTGTTTCACCGTGGTAATCTGTAACTGTAGATCCATTATAAATAGAATTAATTGCGTTATAAGGATCATTTACACCACCTGGATAACCCGCAATCCATTTAAAATTACTAGTTTGTGTTAACCAATTATCAGTGTCTTGACCTATATCTGCGTTTGTGTTTATAGTCGAATTGTTTTCCCAACAAAAAGCCCAATTAGTTTCCTGCGTATTAACTATATTTAGTGCTGCGTCTGTTAGTCTTTGTTTTCTAGCTATATGAAAATCAAGATCAGCATCTTTAAGTAGTTTTACAAAAAATTTACCTTCAAAACTACTATCATAAGCAAGAAAATCTTGAGCATAATATTCTAAAAACAAGTTTCTACTATCACTATAAGATTCACCAACAAATGAAGCATCTATATCTAAAGGTTTTAATAAAGTAAATTCATAATAATCTCCAGATTCTCCATATCCAAGAGTGTTATCTCCATCAACTCTAGTAACACTTAAAATCTCGTAGTAATTAGAAATATCATTTACTTTAGAAGAATTGTTTTTACCTATTCTTATATATCTGTCAGCTTGAGATTGTAATAAGGCTTCTTTTAAAGCACTATTAGCATCAACAATATCACCTCTTAATCTAAATGTTGTTTTGTTAACAAGTGGGTATCCAGCTGTTGATCCACCATAACTAGATTGAGAAGCAAATTCTAACCCATCACCAACTATAGCGTGTGTGTTTAAATTAGAAAATTTAGTTCCAGCAGCATTAGTTCCAGATGAGTCTATTCTACCACCAACTAAAACTCTAGCTATTCTTAAAAAGTCAGGAGGACTACCTTGTTTTGCTAATACTTTATATTTTAATGTTTTAGCAGGTTCTATAGCAATATCTGAATCGTGTTGTTTTTTAATTATTAAATAATCATCTTCTTGCACCTTGTTAAAATCAGCTGAAGAAAATGATAACCAAAAATGAGATTCATTTTCTCCTTGATAAAACCTATCTAAAGAGATATTATGATATTCATTAGCAGAATCTTTAACAAAAAACTTATAATGAGTTACCCAATCAGGTGGATTGTTTGTTAGTTTAGCGCGTATACTATTTGCAGTTTTAGAATATACTTGTGGTAAATTTATTAATGAGTTTTCATTTAGATTAGTATTAGAAAACACCGGGGATTGTCTACCAAATTTATCTAAAAAACTAAGACCAACCTGATAATTTCTAATTGATTTTATTGACTTTCCAAAAGAAGGAAAACTATTGCCACTAATATCTAAAATACTAGTAGCAATATTAGCGGTAATTTGTGGTAATTGTGATGACGGTAAGTTATATTGTTGTGTGTAGTTACCATAAAGTAATCTATTAGCTGTTATTTCTTGAGCTTTTGCTTTTCTAGGAACATTGTCATAAGGACGAAGCATTTGATTACTTTCAACTAAAGCATGTAATTGCTCTTTAGTTATTTCATATTTTGTAAAAGTGTCAAGTTCGTTTTGTGTTATTGTTGTTATAGTATAAATACTATTGCTATCAGATTCTTTATATAATATATCTACTTCTATAACGTTTTTAGGTGTTGTTTGAAAATCTTTTAAAACAATCTTTCTAACATTATTAGTCATAGCAAGATTATAACCATTTTTAGCATCGTATACATATTCTTCGTTAGGTAAAAATGCTACTTCCGTAAAAGCTGATATAGCTGAATATTCCCCATCTCTATATTTCCATCTATAAGCAAATCTAGGAAATATATTTTCATATATAGGGTCTTGCTCTATTAATTCACAATCCCAATATCTTCTTTCTTCTCTAGTTAGTTGTAATAACTTATTATCTATACTTACTATTTCAGCATTAAATATTTTTCTATTTTCATTACTACCCTGACTACCTATATCAACTTCTGTTTTTGTTAAAGGATATAGTTTTAAATCTGTTAAAGTACCGTTCCACCCAGCAAACCCAAGTTCAATTTGATCAAGATACGTGTCCGCTGAAGGTGTAAACGTTGCGTAATGTAAAGTTTTATTTCCAGATACCGCTGTATGTTTTTGGTGATAAGGTATAACAATACTGTAGAGAGCACTCGGTGTATTGTTTGGATTAGAAGGATCATATGGCAGGTGTGTATTAAATTTATTAGCAGTGTTTAAAACTAAATAGCCAGCATCTTCTGGATTGTTTGCGTCAGCATGTCCTGAAACTTTGTATTCTAATTGATAACAAGTACCAGCTGTTAAAAAATTAGTTGGACTTCCTTGGGTATTTTTAAATCTAATTTTTCTTGAATTACCAATAGCTAAACCTGAGCAAGTTATTTCATTTTTTCCAAGAGTAAGAGAGCCTTCCGCCACCCAATAAGTACTATCATTAGGATTGCTTATCGCGCTATCAACTGTAGTGTCAAAAATCGCAACGCCTCTTTGATGACCATCTGCCCATGTTAAAGATCTTGTGTTAGCTGACGCAGGCCAAGTGTCATGAGGATAATCATCTTGACCATATTCTTTTGTGTTTTCTTCTAAAAGCTTAACAGTAACATTTATATCATCACCATTGTTAGCTTTCGTTGTATTTGTCATTTTTATAACATCTCCAACTTCGTAATCTGGTTTTGGTTCAAATACAAGCTCTTGAATTTTTATAGTGTTTGAAGCATAAACATTAGATTCTATACTAAGTATTTCTACTGCTGCATTATTTCTTTTAAAGAAATTTAAACTAGCTTCATATTCGTCTGTATCCCAAACGTCACTATTAGTTGTACTTCTATTTTGTACTGTAACTAGTCCACCAAGTATGTATATACCATCACTATTAGGGCCACCATCTGCCTCTGCGCTATTACCAAGTCTCCAACCAAAATTATAAATCGCACCACTATAAGCATCTGAGCCAGCTTCGTGTATTGTGTCATTAACATCATCTGTGCTAGTAGTTGGTGCCCAAGTTAGCGTTCCAGTATGATCACTAGTTGTAACCCCACAAATTGAATAATAATCAGCAAAACTTAATGTTATACCATCTGCAAATGTTTGAGGTATACTTAAAGTTATTGTATTACTATTTATAGCGGTTATTTCGGGTGCGCCAGCTAAACTACCACTACTAACACCAACAACGTACATACCAACAGATAGTCCAGATACGCTGTCTAGAACAATATCAGCAACGTTAGTAAACGTACCATTAACGGTTTGTGTAGTGGCTATACCTTTATTTGTTAATCTAACTTTTATTCTAACTAAATAAACACGTCTAGATTTTAAACCAGTAACTAGTCTTTGTGCGGTTTGCCAACCGTTAGCTTGTATATTTAATCCAGATGGAGAAGGTATAGCTGATGTTGTATCTGCAGCGGCACCCAATATAATTGTTCTTTGACTATAATCAATACCTTCTGCCTGTGCTGATAAATCAGGACCAGGACCAACAGTCCAGCTTGTATGAAAATCCGATGGAGTACTTAAAAAATGTTCATCATTATCTAATATGATAGGATCAAGGGAGTGTGGAGCATTATCTTTTAAAGATATACCATCACTATCTTTAGCTGCTAATTTACTAGTTCCAGGTGGTTTAACAAATTCAGTTCCATCACCATCTATATAAGTCCAAAATGAATGATTATTATTATAAAACCAATCGAAGAAAACAATTTGATCTCCTTTTTCACCAAACCTAACACCATTGTTGTCGTGTTCTTCAAATTTATCATTTGCTTTAGGTTGTAAATAAAATCTATCACCATACAAGTCTTTTCCACGAGTACCATTGCTAATTTGCATTTTTGTACCATCTGGCTTAACTATTAATATATGATTTGTAGTTTCTAAAGATGCCCATAAATTCCAAGCTCTTTTTTCATATTCTGAACTAGATAATGATGTAAAAGGATTTTGAGGATTATCTTTATACTCCCAATATTTTAATCCTTTACCATCTTTATATACAGCATCAGGAGATCTTCTATGCCAAGGATATATTAAATCACTACCAGTATCACCAGAATTATAATCTATCAAAGTATTGTCAGCGTCATCTTTAAAATAAAGACCATCAAACAACATTTGGGGTTTTCTATAATGCCTATCTGCACCAGTGTGAAAAACTATATCTTCAGATAAATATCCAAATATATAACCTTTATATTCTATTATATCGCTAGAACCTCCACCTTCAGATGTACCCAGCCAATATGGTTTGTTATAATCGTATGTAGTGTTTAAGGGAGTGGTGCACGTTGATTCTAATACTAAATCAGGTTCTTTGGTAGTATTAAACAGTGACATTTTAGGTGCATGTAAAGGATATTCTTTTATAACTGTTATATCAGATTCCGTTATATTTCCTCTTACATTTCCGTTTGGATCTATATTTTTGGTTGTATATGTCCAGTTTTTTGTATCGTTAGGAGAGTTTAAAATATTGTAAGCGCCTGCTTTACATTTTTCTATATTTATTTTTTTAGGTTCAGAATTATTATCTGTCCAAAACAACATGCCATCAAGTAGATTAACACCTGTTATAAGTTTACTAGGGTCAAAATTTAAAAAACTTTCTTCAACTTGTTGTACGGTAACATCTTCTAATTCTAAATTTGCTCCATTATGAGTAAATACTAATTTATCTAAATTTGTACTACCTTGAAGCCAAATCATTTCAAAAGTTGATGTTCCAGTTTCTAGTGGAATATCAGTACCACCATAACCGTGTTGTTTTAATTTAAAGTCGTTAGTAGTTGTAGAACCTGATTTTATTTTATAAGTTAATTTATATTTTAAACCTTCTCTAAATAAAGTTGAGCCATTATCAAATGTTAAATTACCAGATAGAGAATCAACAGCTGTGGCGTAATTAGGCGAACCAGGGGTAAGTGTCCAAGCTGAAGAGCTAATAGTCCAATTTCCTGCTGTAGGCTCTTCGTTTATTATTAAATCTGAATTTACATAATCAACTAAAACCGGTACTACTTTTTCCGTTTTAGAATCATACTCTGCTATAGCATCTACATGAGTACCTGTTATAAACCAATATATTTTATCGTTAACTCTATCAACACAAGAACCAATAACCTTACCACCAGTAATATATGTTGACAAGCTTGATTTATTTAAATTACCTAAAGAATTTTGGAGTGTACCGGTATTATCGCCAGCTGGCGTAGAGCCAACTACATTAAAAGCATCAATGTATTGATTATTTGGAACAAGTCTTTCGTCGAGATCTTTGTTCATTTTTCCCGATAAAAAAGTATTTTTAATTTCCGGCATTTAATTAGTGTTTTAATATTTTAGATTTACCTCTCATAACTTGAGCAATCTCTTCTATCTTTATATTTGAAAGTCTAAGTTTAGCATTTCTTTTAGCTGCAAAAGCTTCTTTTTTAAATCTTGGTACTAATTGTTGGTGTATTGGTAATGCTGAACCAGATAAAACTGCATAAAGCATTTGTTTGTACATAGCTTCTTCAGCAAATTTATGTACATTAACTTTTAAATCATGACCATGTTGTCGATATAAACCATCACTTATGTATTTTAATATCACAGTTTTTCCTGAAATATTAGAGCTAAAGTGAATATTTCCTTCAGCTTCATCAATATAAAATGAACCATTAACTTGAGCGTGTCTAGGATCAATACCATAACGTTGCCCTGTATTTAGATCAAAAGTATCATCATCATAATTGTAATCGTTTTCTTGATTTTCTGAAGGCGTTGCTGACTTATAGTTTTCCCAAGTTGTTGAACTTGCTATATCGTTAGGACTATTAATAGATGTTTTAACTTGACTTCCACTTGTATAATTGTACGTTTCTAAGTCATCTGGATCTTGATCTACTTTTATAGGGTTTGATGTTTTAATTGCAGGTAAAATAACGTGCTCTATACCACTAGCGTCTGACCATGTTAATTTTACGTAGTTAATATAGTTGTGCGGTAGTTCCATTTTTAAAGAAGCTGGTACGATTATTTCTTGAGATAGTATTGATTTTAAAGTATCATAACTTAATTCTTGTAAAGCTCTTTGAGCGTGAAAAGCTATATCTACTCTTCTTGCTTTTGGTATTATTTTATCATCACCAACATAAACAACAATAAATTGATTTATTATATCATCTAACGATAAAAAACTATAATTATATATACTGTTATGATGTCTAACCCAGTTAGCTTGTGTTGTGCCGTGCCACTCGTTATCTGATAATCCTCTTATTTTTGACATATTTTATTGTTTTTGTGTTTGTATTAACTTAGCTTCTTCTGCTCCCCCTATTTGTAATAAATTATTATCTTTTAAAGTTATACCTGCTAATTGTAATACCCTAGAAACTAAAGTTGATTCTTCAGATGCGTGTAATTCAAAATCTGTAGAAATACCACTATTATATAATGCTGTTCCATTTATTTCCGTATAACCCCAATTAGGTGTTGTTGGTTTTTTAATATAATTACATCGCGTGTTTGACAAAGCAAAGTATGCATCTTTATCACTACTACCTGCTGATGCCGCAGTATCGATAGTAATTGTTTTGGTTGTACTAGTTTTAGGAACTGGTTTAGTTACAAAAGTATTAGCGGGTATATCAGGATGTATTATTTTAGCCGCTTTACCAGATATATTAGAGTATAAAGTTATTTTACTAAGATCACCACTATTTGTAAAAACAACATCTGTAGATCCACTTGTTGTTGTAACATTACCACCAACAGTAAAATATAACGCTGGACCAAGTCTATTATGTATAGATTCATCCCAAGTTTCACTATCATTTCCATGTCTAATATGTGGATATACTTGTATAGTTGAGTTATTTAATCGAACATACACTGGACGTCTTAATGTAGGTCTTGTATGTATAGAGTGAAGCATTGGACCTATATCTTTTTTCTTAATTTCTTCAACTTCTATTTCTAAGTATTGAAAATCATTACTTTCATCGTCAGTCCTTACAAAAGTTACTTCACCTAATCTATACAAATCTGTTGGTAAAGTTACCATTCCTTTTGTATTAGTTGGATATATATATTCATCATTAACTTGAAAAATACTAAGTTTTTCTTCTAGTATATCTAAGGAATCAGAAAACTCTGTACTACCAGATGATCTGGTTTCAGCTTGTCTTATATCGTGAAAGTAACGCTCAAAAATATCCATTTGAGCTTGGTCGGCATATAAATTAAATTCTTGGGGTGTAATATACCCTCTCTGCTCTTTATTAGCCATAGCTAATACTTTTTGATATACTGTATCTATATTTACTGCCATAATGTCTTTTTAATTTGTAGTTTGCGATCGCTCCGTAGAGCGACCGCTTCTACAGTTTGATTATTTATTTAATCGTTTTTCTATGTTTGAATAGATTTCCATTCCTTCATCAGTTTTAAACCAAGCGGCTAAAGCTGAATATGGATGCTCATCATAAGGAACATTCATTAGTTTTCTATCATTAGATCCCCAAACAAATGTTCTTTGGTCTTGAGATAATCTAATTATACCTAATTCAGTGGCTCTAATACCAAAATTTCTAAGTAAAACATTTTCATCTTTAGCTAATTCTAAGAATAATTTAGGATTTCTCTTAGCATATACTAGTAAATCACGTTTAAGCTCCTTAGAACTCATCTCTGTCACTTTAGAACCTTTTTCTACACGCATAATAGCTTCAGCCATATCAATATCTAAATTCATAGCAGCGTTTAAAGCTTCTATTTCAAGTTCTATTACACTTACCTCACTTTCTGCAATCACAGATGGTTTATGCTCTTCATAAACAATGTCTTTCATCGGATGATATAAAGATAATAGCTTTTGTAATACAACTTTATTTTTAGGTACCGCAATAGTTCCATTTCTAAAAATAATATGCTCAAGTCTTTGGTCACCTTTCATTTCATCAACAAAACATGTTGTTTGATTTTTAGTGTACTTCAACTCTCTTTCATAACCTTTTTCTTCATCAAACCAATATATACCACTACTTTTTAAAGATTTTGATAATGGAGTTTTACCTTTTAAATGATAAACTCTATCTTTTATTTCCCAAGTATTTTCTACAGGAGCTTGAGTCTCCATGTTTTCATTTTCCATAATATAATATATAATAAAATTAATAAAATAAAAAGAGAGGGCAGAGAGCGTTTACATGCATGCCGCCCTCTCCTTTTAAAAATAGTTTAGTTCATTAACATAAAGTTATTAGCACCTTGAACTACTAAACATCTTTCAGTTAAGAAGTTTACAGTCATAGCATCTAAATCAGATGTTACAGCACCAACAGAACCAGTAATCCAAGTCTTCATTTTTCTTGACTCAGTATTAGAAGCTCTATAACGAGTATGTAAGAAAGGTCTCTTCATGTTTTTACCCATGTTTTCATCATAAACAGATGTAGTACCAGCTGGAATAATAACCCCACGTACAGCTCCAACAGTATTTCTATCGTTAATACCACCTCTTGTAGCCATATCGTTTAGATATTTCCAATCAGTTTTATAGAAATCATAAGAACCTCTACGGAATCCAGAGAAACCTAAATTAAGTGCCATGTCTTCAGAGTTGTCAAATACTCCATAAGAAGTACCACCAGCTCCGTAAGAGTTCATTGAAGCTAGCATATCATCCATCGCAAGAGCAGTTGCTCTATTAACGAACATCATATTTTCTTCAATAGCACCATTTTTATCAAACTCAGCTAAGATAGCGTCAAATTCAGCTAAATCAGTAGCAGCGTTAACACCAGTAACACCAGAACTTTGGTGACCTCTTGATTCAATAGCTGAAAATAAACCTTCAGTACCAGCAGTTCCAGCACCACCATCAGTTGGTAAAGCTATAAGAGAATCACCATGTACTTTTTCAGCCTCAATAAGAGCCATCTCGCAATAATCAGCAAAACGTGATCTAGTATCACCTTCAGCTTTTAAATACCAGTAGTAACCATTTTGACCATCTTCACCAGATACTTCAACCCAACCTATTTGAGAAACATCAGATCCTGAAATTTGATATTTATCTTTCATGATAATTGGTTTGTTAGTAAACGTAGTGAACTGTGGTTTATTAGCACCATCTCTATTAGTCATAGTATTGTAAGAGGTAGCTTTAGCATATTCAGAACCATAAACCATAATAGTTAAGTTATCTGAATCACCAAAACCAACATTATCTAAGTGCTCCGCGCCGTAAGGTTTAACAGTAATAAAAGCTGTTGCACCTCCTGAAGATGTTGCAGTAGAAGCGTTATCAGCATCAACTACAGAAACATAACATTTTGCAGTTAACGTTGGTGAAGCTACTAAAACAGTGTCTCCAACTCTAATACCATGAGTAGTTGAAGCGTCAATACCATCAATATCAGTATCGATTTCAATAGTACTAATGTTCGCAGTACCTATAGTACCTTTATAAGATAGATGTAATCTACCTTGTTCTGACCAAATAACTTGGTCTGCAGCCATAGCTTCTTCAGCTCCAACTTGTGCTAAAAAACCTGAGATTGTTCTTTTACCAAAAACCTCAGCTTCTTTTTCCATTAGATCTGGAAGATATTGTGCCGCCCATCCAGTATTTTGGATGTCTAAATAATTCTCAGAAGTAGTAGCTTGTATTGAAGCCCCTCTCGTCTGAGATCCGGGTGTAATTGCCATAATTTTGTAATTTTAAATTGTTATTTTTTAAATTTGTTTTTAATTTTGAAACTAGCAACATTATCACCTAAAACTCTAACTTGCGGACCACCGGTTTTAGCCTCTCCATGTTGTTGTCGAGGATTCATATCGATGTTCTTCGATTTTGCAATACTATTTTTCATAGCATCTGCTCTACCTTGCTCGTAAAAGTGTTGTGCAATAGCATCAGCATTCATAGCTGTATATAAAGCTTTATGATAACCTTGAGCGTTTTCTAACGTACCTGTTTTTTTATTCACAAAACTTTGAATAAAATTATCCACGTCATCATGAGCGTTTCTAACTTCTTCAGCGTTATTAATATTAAATCTAAATCTTTTATCACCTACATTATATTCAAAACCTTTGAATTTGTCATTAAAAACCTGCTCGGTTTTTTGATGATAATTATTTAAAAATATCTCTTCTTGCTTTTGCGCTTGTTGAGTTTCCTTGTTGTACCTATTAAAGAAATCTATGGCCTTCTGCTGATCTGGAGTTAACTTAACACCAGCTTTAAGATCTCGATAATATTTGGACTTTCGTCCTTCCAAATAGCTTTTTGCTTGAGCAACCTGCTCCTTCATAGCTAACTGTTTTCTTTTTATCTCATTTTCCTCATCAACGTCTTTATCGTAACCAAATTGATCATTCATCATAAACGCTACTTCTTCTGATGTTAAATGAGGTTTTGTTTGAGAATAATATTCTCTTACTAAATCTACCGGACTATATTTACTAAAATCTTTATTTAGTCTAACATAATCATCTAAACTACCACCCGTGTCATCCATAAAATCCATTAATTTTTGGATATTTTCAGGTAAAGGTTTTCCTGTAGCTTGTGATTCAGCAATAGCTTCTTCAACAACTTCAGTTGTTTCTTCTACTTCTCGTTGTTCTTCCGCTGTAATTTCTTCTACAACTGGAGCTTCTTGTGTTTCTGCTTCCGGTTGTACTTCTTCTTGTTTTTGTGTGGGCTCGGCATTTTCAGACTCTGCAACCACTCCGCTGTCGTCAGCGTTATCTTCTTTAGTTTCATTTATTTCTTCTTTTGGTGTTGGTGGTTTACTTAAATCTATTTTCGCAACGCTTTCGTCATCCGCGCTGTTAAATTTACTTTTATCAATTTTTTCCACGTGTTCATCACCTGGATCCCCTTGATTTGTTTGTTGTGTAATTTCTTCAATTACGTTTTCATTGTTTTCTTCCATAATATAATATAATAATAATTAATAATTTATAAATTAAACGGATCCATACCAAATTCTCCGTCTAGCACATCGTTCCCCACTGATTCAAAATTTCTAGGAGGTCGACCTGTTTTTCTTTGTTCTATTAGTTCGCTTTGTTGTGTAGCTTGTATTCTTGTTCTTTCGTCTTTACGATCTTCTTTTATTTTTTCTTTTTTATCGATAGAATCAATATCCATTTGTTTTAATTGCAGGTTTAATTGAAACTCATGATCCATTAAAGCTTTTTTAAGTTCAAATTCTTGTTTGTTAGTTTGTTGCTCTAATTCGTTTTTAGCTGTTTCAACTTGTATTGTTGTTTGAGCATTAGCTTGGTTTTTCATTATTTCAGCTTGAGCAGCAGCTTGTTGAGCTTGGGCATTAGCCGCGGCTTGTGCTTGCATATTTTCTTGTTGCATTTGCTGATCTTTTTCTTGCTTCTTTTTTCTTCGTATTTTTAATAATTGATTAGCTAATTTAATATTTTTAATCGCTCTTAAGTCAATAGCATCTTCTAACTCTATACTTTGTTGTGCTAAAGCACCTTGTATATTATTTTCAAGCATAGCTTTTTCTTCTTCATCTGGAGCTAGTTCTAAAAATATACCAAAATCATATAAATGTAAACTAGATAATTCTTCCAAAGTGGCAACGTTGTGCGCTCCTATAGATTGAATAAAAGCATCTCTTGTTGGTGAGTATTCTATAATATCAGATATTCTAAGTGATAAACATTCAGCTGTTTCTGCCGTTAAGTATAATCCTGCTTGTAATATATGTCTTGTAGCTGTATTGGAATTTGCTGCAGCCATTTTTTGAACACCAACTAAAGCTTTAGGATCTGGGGTTGCAGCATCTCTAGCTTCATTTAATCCAGTCACATCTCTTATCATTTGTAGATAATAGTTATAAGTTTGAATTAAACTTTGCATTTTACCACCACCATTTCCAGATTGTATTTCTTGAATAGGTACTTTACCTGGATTCATATCACCTTCACTAGTAAATGATCTACCTATAACACTACCTGTTTGGAAGAACATGTTTAAGGCTTCTTGTGGATTATAATTTGTCCCATTACCTAGATCAACTTCAGCTAAACCGTCAGCATCTAAATAAACTCCATCTGGAACCATTCTTGACAATACTTGTTGAAGTTTCAAATGAGTTAACTGAATCATATCAGCAAAACCTGTTATACGTTTTACTAAAGATTCTATTCTACCCTCATACATTCTAGGTGCACAAATAGCATAATTCATTTTAACTTTAGTATAATCGCTTTTAGGACGCATCATATTCTTAGCCATCTCCCATTTAAGCAATTTATTAGCACCCATTATATAAACTCCTTCGTATAAAGTTTCTATTGATCTTATTAATTTACCAAATTCAGCTTCTACTGACATTTCTTGTGGTGGATTAAAAGAATCATCTTTCGGTATTATTTTAGCAGCACCACTAGCTAGAGTTTTTGTTTTATAAACTTCATTCATATAAGTTTTATAATTAAAATATAAAACTCTAACCGTATTATTATCATCTTTAGTTCTATCATTTCCATAATTTCTAGAAGTAGGATGATTATTTTTTACTATTTCTTCTAAATCTTCATGTAATAACTGTGGAAATTGTTTTGCTAATTCATTTACAGGTATATCTTTAACTTCACCTACATAATATATATCATCAAAATATGGAGAATCAGTGTGTGAATACACAAGATTAGCTGGATCAACATAGTCTATAATAACACCTTCTGAAGTATTAAAAGAAGTTTTAACAGCACCAATACCACAAACTGTTAAGTCATAAAAAAATCTTTTTCTAGTTAACTCATATTTGTTTCCTTCAAATAAAACATTTAAAGCTTGCTCTTGCGCTATTTCAACAGCTTGTTTATAATTAAGTTGCATATGTAACTCTAACTCTTCTTGTGAGTCAGGAAGTTTTTCATCATCTTCAGTTTTACTAGTATCTATTCCAAAGTTTTCAGAAACAAAAGCTCTCATTTCTTTTGTACGCATGTCAGACAATATATCTTCCATGTATTTAGTTCTTTTACTAACACCATACGGATCTTGAGAATAAGCTTTTATATCGTAAACTCTTTCAGCCATACCATTTACAACTATATCTACAAACTTAGGAATGATTGGCACTGGTTTCCAATCTAAATTTAAATAGGACAAATCACCATTTATAGATAACTCATCCTTATATTTTTGTATAGATTGTTCGCCTCTAGCGTATAATCTTAGTTTATGAAAATTATTTAAATTGCTTATATATTTGTTATTGTTTCTATCACTATTAAACCACTCTTGCTCTATAGCTTTAGCAACTTTTAAGCCGTATTCAGTGCTCATTTTTTCAAGATCACTAACAACTTGACTAGGAAAATAACTTTTTACAACATTTGTCGCCATATTTATTCTTTAATTATTTGAGATGTATCTCCAGTATTTCTATATTTAGATATATGTATATTTAATTTTGGTTTTTCTATTTTAGCGTTTGGTCTATACAAATGTCTATTGCAAGCCATTATTGCTAAACCACTACTTATTGTAGCATCATATTTTGTTCTTTTAGTAATATCAAATCTAGACCAATCATTTAATGTTGTGTTAAAATACATATCACCAAAAGTTCCATCTGATTTCACACCTATGTGATCTTGTATGTACATTTCAATAGCAGCAGCGTGAGCTTGTTTAATATCTTCACTAGTATTTGGTATACCACCAACTTCTTTTTCTGCTACAGATAATTTATTCCATACTTTATCTGGTCTATTCATACTAAACCCCCTATACCCTCTTCTTCTTAAATAGTATAATAATCTAGGTTTGTTGTTTTCCGCAAGTAATGGCATACCGTAAAATACTATTGCCATAAGTACATCCTCAAAAAACATTTCAGCGGTTTGTGGCCTAGCTAAATATTCTAAGAAAAAAGAATTAGCCGGAGAATCTTCCATTGAAAACTTAGTAAGTCCATGTAGTGCTCCTTTAGATCCTTTACCATCAACAGTTCCTGATATATCATAAGAGTCACAACCAAAAGCTCCCATGTGTTCATTTCCGGGATAACGTACTCCATTTTTTACTATTATTTTATTTTGCAAATTTGTAGATGGTGTCCAACTTATATTAAATCTTCCTTTTGGATTTGGATAAAATACAACACTAGTATCTTTCACTCCATCCACCCATTGAAAATTACCTCTAGAAACACCAAGTGTTCTAGACATTTCTTCATTATAATCTATTTGTTCGTATATTTTAACTAAATTAAATATACTTCCTTTTGCTTCATCTCTAAACGCGTGCTCAGTTGTTCTTGGAAACTGGCGATAAAATTCATTTAAAGCATCTTGATCTCCTTTTAAACCATCAGCCTCATTATTCCAATGGTCAATTATACCTATATCTATTAATTCACCATCCGGGGCGAGCACGTCGACGTCAGGAGTAGTAAATACTGGAAATCCGAACTCATCAATAAATCCTTCGTAGTTCCATTCCATTGGGATAAACAAAGAGTAGAGACCAGACTTCGTCTGACCATTTCTATTTCTTTTAGTGACATCGGATGCGTTATATAGTTTTTTAAAATTTTCTCCACCTTTATCTAATGCGTTTGAAGTTGAGCCCATCATACATTTACCTATAATCCTACTACCTAATCGTAAGCATGTTTTTGTAACTCTCCAGTTATTTAATATATTATCGGGTCTCTCCCATTTACCACTTTCATCATGTACTAATAAAGCTAATTTTTCACCATCGTAACTATTATCACCAGTATTTTTCCAATCTATAGTTGTGTCTAATCCTTCAATTTCTTCTAAACCATCAGTAGCAGCCATTTTCTTTCTTGTAAATTTACTAGCTGGTACTCTATATGCTAATTCTGATTTTGGCCTATCCATACCATCTTGTATCGGTTTAAAAAAGAATGGATAGTTTATACTTATTGGAACTACTTTGTCAGTAAACATTTTTTTAGCATCTGCACCTGTTTTAGATAGTATCCCATATCTACTATCACTTGATATAGTGGCTAAATTAACTGTTTCTGCACTTGACATAAAAGAAAAACCAGAACGACGGTTTTTAAGGTAACACATACCATAACAACGTTTATCAGCTTTACAAGCTTCCCAGAATATATAAAATAATCTGTTTGCTTCTCTAAAGTCAGGAGCACCAACGTCAATTTTGCTCCATTGAAGATACATATAATGTGTACCTGTTAAATAAGTTGGCTTATTATTATTCATAAACCAAAAACCTTCGTCTCTACGTTTAAATTCTTCGTCTATATAATCAAACCATTGTTCTTTTGATTCTTCTGGATAATTTCTCCAATCAAATATGTTTTTAAGACGAGATAACTCTTTTGGTTGTTCTATTCTTGACCACTTATTCCCTTGCAATTTATGTACTTGCACGGGCACAGGTGGTAAAGCAATTTTAAGATTTTGTATTTCATATATTTCTCCAATTTTACCTGTTTTAGATATAACAACAATATCATGTTCTTTATTATATCCATATTTCCATTTTTTTCCACGATTCAATCTTGTTATCGTAGTTTTTTTAATGGGTGTTATTACTTTAACTAAACTTTGCTCGTACATTACTTAGATCTGCCTTCTGCGAATCCTTTAAAAGTCGTTTTCTTTGTCTCTTCAGGTGTTTTTCCCTCAAGCAAGTTCTCTTCTTCTTGAATTCTGTTAAGTATTTCAAATGCGTCAAATATAGCTAATTTTTTAGTAGCCGCGGCATTTTTTAATCTATCAGCTGATATATCATCGTCAGAATCAACAATCGGTTCTTTAGCGACTTTAATCAGTTCTTCAACTGCCTTTTGCCCAGCTTGGATTATATTCTTCTTCGTCTCCTTGATATTCATATTTAATTGTAATAAAATTTGATAAAACTCTATATAGTCTCTCGTTATCAACTATAAATTCGTATTCACTACTTGGTCTAAAACCAACTAGATCACCAACTTCTACAGTACCGTCTGAATACTTAACAATACCTTGTAATGGTTTTTCAAGATCAATATTAAGTGGATTTTTTGCTTTTAAAGGTTTTATAAAACAATAACCTTTTGGAGTTATCCACTCTTTATCTCTTTTATATAAAAAGATTTGATCTGGAGTTATAAAATAAGTAGATTCATTAAAATAACTTTTACTATTTTTTTCTACACCTTTTACATTATGCCATCTACGAAAAACATTATGATGTACTATAACCGTATCACCAGCTTTTATATCTGTATGTCCCGCTATTGGAGTTGATATAACAACAGCTTCTTTATTTACATATTGATGATTAAAAATTTCTGTATTAAGTATTAATTCTGAGTCACCAATTTTTTTCTTATTATTATATCTTTCTCCTTTTGGCGTTACAACAAAGTTGTGAACGCTTTTCATTAGTATTCTAGATTATATTCTACAGATACAGCCATGTTTTTGTTAAAGTCTTTCCATGGTAACACGTCTTTATTTTTTTTAATATAAATAGAATATTTATCATCTTCTTCTAATATATCGCAAATAGTATGCCCACCGTAAACTTCTTGACCAACCGCATAATGCATGGCGTCGTTTTTATAGTCTTTACCTATACTAATCTTTCTTATTAACTTCGCCATTTTCTTTTTCATAATTTATAGAACCATCGTTAATATCAATATCAATAGTTCCGTATTCTTTCATAAACATTTCTTGCATTTCCATTAATTTTGCTTGACTATCAGACATAGCATGTATCATGTTATGTTTCTTAGCCTCAGCAACACCTATTTGATGGTGCATTACGTTTATATCTTTTACTAGTGTTTGCAAATCTTTTAACTGTTCATCAGTTATTGCTTCGGGTTTGATATCTTGTATACCCTTTAATTCTTTAATTTTTTTACTTGTGTTTTTTGCCATTTTATTTAATTTAATTGTTGTTATTATTTTTAAGGTGTATCACCTTGCCACTCAGGGCCATTTGTTAATGTTCCGTTGTTTAAATGTCTACTATGATCTTTAGCGCTTGTTCCACTTCCAAACTCAAGCGGGTAGTAAGCAATACATTTTGAAAAGTCTAAGTCAGCATGGTTTAAAGTTAAAACATCATTTGGTTTACCATTATTATATATTGTAGATACTTGAGCCCCGCTTAAATTAGCATTCCAAAAAGAAATATCGTTTACAGAACCATTAAAGTAAGAAGATCCAGAAGTGTTTTGACCAATATCAACTGCTGATATATCACCAGTAAAAGTATCTAAAGACCCACTGTTTGGTTTTGATTCAACTAAACTACCATCTAAATATATACTTATTTTATTTGTAGTGGTGCTCCACGTGCTAACAAGGTGGTGCCAATTACCATCATTTTCTATTGCCGCTGCGGTTTTTGCTATAGTTGTTCCTCCACCACCTTTATAAGCTGTTCTGGTAGTATTTGATCCAGCGTGGTAATACATAGATATAAAATTATTACTATCAGCTTGCATTCTAAATATTTGACCAGTAGAGCTTGTTGTGTTGATTTTTACCCAAATAGAGACAGCTCCAGCATCTGTAATATCTTGAAAACCATCAACACCGGTTATAGCATCTAGTTGGATATAATCATCTGTTCCATCAAGAAGTATACTATTATCATCTAGAAACACATGCTTAAAATCTGCTGTTAAAGAACTACCTAAACCTAACATTAATCGCCTATATAAGCAACAATACTACCTGAGCTAACATCTATTTCTGTCCATCTACCATATATTGTTATACCTTTTGGAAACGTAACGGAATCCACAACTTTACCACCAGAACCTTCTTCTGTAGTTTCAGATCCATCTGCTAAATCGTGAGCTGGTTGCTCTGTACCAATATATATATCATTACTAATAGGTATTTCAGCTATTAACCCACCACTAGCATCAAATACAGTGTCAGCTAACATTGTTATAGCTACAAACACTTTATTTGTAGGTGGTTTTATAGCATCACTACTAGATGTGGTGTAAGCAGACCCTAATTGACCAAAGCCATACGCTGTTGATGTTGAATTTATACCCATAATTTAAATTTTATTTATTTTTAAGCAGCTGGACCATAATATACTATTATACCATGAGTTGAATTTGCTTGTAATGACACATTAGTCCATCTTCCATAAATCATAGAGTTTGCTGGAAATTCTACAGTATTTGCTATAGCTTCACTTACCACAGCATCTCCATCATCATCTTCACCATTTGCTAAAAATTGAGTTCCAGATCCAATATATGAAACACCGTCATCTACGCTAGCGCTTCCTGATCCTACAAAAGAATCGTCAGCGACTAAAGCTGAAAACTTAACAGCAGCATTTAACACTTGTATTGCTACTATAACTTTTCCAGTTGGAGCATAAAGAGTATTAGCAGCTGTTTTAGTATGACCACTACCCATTTGGCCTATATCAGCCAAGTCATTTATTAATCCCATAATTTATTTTTTTACTTTTTCAAATGATCGCCCACCAAAATAAGCACCGATCACGGTTATTAATACTAATTGAAGTAAATCTACCCAAGTGTCTTTAACTTCAAAATTTAATGCACCTGCATCTATAAATATTAATAGCATGGTGCATACTATTAAAAATATTAAAGTCATAGGCCTAACATTTTTACTAAGCCATGAATCACTTTTTAAATCTGCCTCCCATCTAGCCGTGATGTTTTTTTGCATCTCTATTTCGTACTTGGCAACTATTTCTTTTATTTGTCTTTCTGCCTCAAGCTTTTCTTCGTTTGAAGTGTGTAAATCATCAATAATTCCACCCACTCCTTTAACTAAATCTGCAGCTCCTCCAGATAATAAATTTCCTAACATAATTTAATTTTATTTTTTTGCGAATTTTTCTAAACCAGCTATTCCAAAACATCCTAACACCACTAGTACAAATGAATCATATACAAATTCATTTATAGCTAAATCTCTACCTAACCAACCAGTTAATAAATCTAATATCATAACCATACACATTATAACAAAGGCTACAGCCCCTATTATAGACTTTTCATTCCACTCATTGTTATCTTTAAATATATTCATTAGAACCAATTAAAAGGGTTTAATTTACTTAAAACTATTCTAGCTTCATCCTGCCAAGTATTTTCCTCAGCTTCTGTTACAAACCAAACTCCATTTGGATCTTCTAAAACAGACATTATTTCAGCATGTGTATATTGTGTTTTACCTTCTAAGAAAGAAGGTGTTTCACCCTTGAACTTTACAAAGGTGAAATTACCATCTTCACTTATTCTTAGTGTTTGTACTGAATCTTGCATAACTTGAGAAAAATCTACATTTTCTACTTCATCAGTACCTATAATAACGTACTTTACAGACATTATTTCTTTTTCTTCATCGTTTTTTTCTTACTTACAACTTTTTTCTTTTTAGGTCTTCCAACTTTTGACCCATATGTTCCTTTTCCGTATGGCATAGTTATCTATTTGTGTCTTTAATCATATCATCTATCGCTTTGTTATAGACTTTATCAGTATAAGACTTGTTATTAAAAAATATACTTCTTTCTGATGTAGGTAAATCCTCTTCACCGAGAAGTATTCTATATATTCTACTAATCATTTGAGAGCATTTAAAAGAGGTTTTAAATACAGAGTACATAATAGTAGTTCTATTACGATGTCTCCAAGTATCTATCCAACCATCTCTTCTTAATCTCTCCCACCTGTTTTTATCCCATGAATAAGTGTAAACTCCATCCATGAAATCTTTTCGTGTAAATCTTCCTTTACAATCTAAATAAATTAATAATTCTAAATCTGCGTCTTTTAACCCGTAAGTTTTACAGACCCACTTTCTAGTGAGCCTGTAATACTTAAGGATATTCATTTCACGCAAATCTTGCGCTGTTAGTCTCAACAGTTAACTATTAAGAGTTAGCTGCTGCAACTGTAATCGCTCCACAAGAAGTAATACCACTGTGGATGTATACTGCTGCTTTAGTAGCGTTGTTACCTTCTATTGAAGAAGCTCCTACTGTAGTAGTAGCATCGTCAGCTATAACTATATAACCATCTTGATAACCAACACCTGTAGCGTTAATTGCATCTACAATTGCTTGCATTACATTAAAGCTTTGTCCTGCTGTAATATTTAATAATACACTATCAGACTTAACAACCTCGTTATCACCTGCTGTTTGTATATTATTAACACTTTCAAAGAATATAGTTAATTCGTCTGCTGCTGTACCTGCTGAACCAGAATTACTAGGATAAAATCCAGTAATCTTGCTAACTGGTACTAATACTGAGTCGGCCGTGATAGCATCATCATCGTCCTCATCAGCTACTGTTCTAAAGTATAAATACTTTTCCATTGCTGTTCCCATAATTTTTTACGTTTTTAAGTTAATGATTAATACTATGCGTTAGCCGCTGCTACCACAATACTGTCTGCTGCCATACCTGTTAACGAAGTATGTACAGATTTTGCTGCTATCGTTGATCCAGCTACATTAGTTGTAACGTCATCAGCTATAACTATCAAACCACTTGAATGTGGTGATTTAGCACCATAAACAGCTTGAATAATAGCTTTCATAACGTCTTCAAGATCACCTTCTGTAACAGTACATAATACGTGATCTGCAACAACTACTTCTGTAGCAGTGTTTTGAGCTCCAGCGCCGTTTAAACCACCATTTATAACACTATCAAATAGTATCTTAATAGTAGTAGCACTTCCTGGCACTATACCTCTAACTCTGTCAGCTGGAATCATTAATGATGTTCTGAAAGTAGCTCCAGATCCTGAAGCGTCAGTACCATCATCGTTGTCTTCGTCAGCAACATTTCTAAAATACAAATATTTTCTCATTTTAGTTTGTTTTTGTTAATTAATAATTTGTTTTCGTTTTGAAGTTTAAGGTTTTAGGTTTAAGGTTTAGGCTTAATTTACGAGTTAGCATAAGCAGCTGCAACCGTTATTGTGCCACAAGCTGAAATACCTGAACCCGCTAAATATTCTGTACCACCAGAGTCATCGTTAGCAACAACTATTAATGATGGGGAATTAGGTCCCACTATAGCTTCTGCTATTGCTTGCATAGCCACTAGATGTGTATTTGCAGATATAGTTAGTATAACAGAATCGTTATTATCTAAACTATTAGCATGATCAACTGCTCCTGTTGGATCTCTGCGGACCATAGATTTAAAATATAAAGTTAAAGCAGTATCTGATGTTGGCTGCATACCCATTAAAGAAGAGGCTGGAAAGCAAGCTGAATCACCTGTAGCATCATCGTTTGCATCTGTAGCCTCTGTTCTAAAATATAAGTACCTTTCTTGTTTTACCATATTTAATCTATTAATACCACATCTCTTGACATTATAACTTGGTAGAGTGTGTCTTTGTATTGTACACCATGTCCAGCATGTTTATCATAGTATACTATATCTTTATCTTTTATTCCTTCGACTAAGTTACCAACTGAAATAACGTTAGCCTTTATATACCTATTGTCATCGTCTAATTCTTCGGTCATTATTAAACCTCCGATTTTTTTAGGTTCTATTTTTATGTTTTCTACGATTATATAATTATTAACTGCCTTCATTTACTCGTATGTTTGAAATTACACAATCAGCTGATATAATCGTTGATACTACACTTACAGCGTTCTTCAATGCAGATTTAGTTACAAGTACTGGATCTATAATACCAGATTCAATCATATTAACTTCTTTACCTGTAACAACGTCAACACCTATACCTTTAGCTGGTCTAGGTCCAACTTGCTGTAATCCTGCGTTTTCTAGTATAGTATCAAATGGGGCTCTAATAGCTTCCATTAATATACTCTCCCCCACCCCTTTAGGGGTGATTTTTTGCGAGGCGTTTAATAGTGCTACACCACCGCCTGGTACAATACCTTCTTTTAATGCTGCTTTTGTAGCGTATATAGCATCTTCTACTCTATCTTTCTTTTCTTTAAGTTCTACCTTAGATGCTGCTCCTACCCTTACAATACCTACAGAACCAGATAACATAGCTAATCTTTCTTCTAGCTTCTTTTTAATAAAACCGTTTTTCTCGCTTTTTATCTTATTTTGTACTTCGTCTATTCTTTCTTCAATATCAACACTCATATCTGCAAGAGTAATTACAGTTGACGTATCATCTGTAGCTGCATACTCAGCTTCTCCTAAGTGTTCTACCGTTATAAGATCTAAATCATCACCTAGTTCTTCATTAATTACAGTTGCTCCTGTTAATATAGCTAGATCTTTAACAGCATCGTTTTTAGTAGGACCAAAGCCTGGTAAGTCTATGATATTAACTTTTATATTGCCTTTAACTTTATTCATTGTTAAGGCAGCTTTTACCTGCTGTGCTACTGGTGCTACTATAAGTAACGCTTTTCCTTTCTTTATTACGTGCTCTAACACGTTTTGTATTTTTCTTATATTTGGGATTTCACTAGATACGATAAGAATTAATGGATCTTCTAGCTCTGCTTTGTGTTTTTCTGTGTTTGTAACAAAATAAGGGGAGGTTAAACCACACTCTATTTGTACGCCATCTACCAATTCTACGCTAGTTTCATCTGTTTCGCTAGTTTCCATTAAAACTACACCATCTTTACCAACTTTTTCGTAAGCATCTGCGATAATTTGGCCTAATTCTGCGTCGTTATTGCAAGATATTGCAGAAACATCTTTTAACATGTCTCCTTCTACTGCTATCGCTGCCTTTTCAAGGTAATCGTTTACCTTTTTTAATCCAGAATCTATACCTTCTTTAATCTCTCTTATAGTATTACCATGATATTGCTCATGGCTAACCATTTTTATTAAAGATTCAGCTAAAACTGTAGCGGTAGTTGTACCATCTCCAGCCTCTTTTACTGTATTCTGTGCAGCTTCCTTAATAAGTGTAGCTCCCATGTTTTCAACCGGATCGTATAAGACTACGCTTTCTGCTACGGTTACACCATCTTTTGTGATTACCGGTTTTCCTCGAGCATCTTCATAAATTACACATTTTCCTGATGCTCCTAGTGTAGATTTTACAGCTTGTGAAAGCTTTTCTACACCTTTTATTATTCTATTTTTAGCGTTATCGCCAAAGTTTAAGTCTTTGACAATTTCGCTAGGTAAATTGTACTCCATATTAAATTAAATTTGATTAAATTTGTTACTTTTACTTAAGTTTTACTACTTTTTCTTTTAAAAACTTACCGACTTTGCCAAAAATATCTTTTCTAGCAGCCTTACGTATCTTTTTTCTACCTGCTTTATAAGCTTCTTTGCTTAATCCAGCACCTTTTCCTCTTTTTAAAGCTTTTTTAGCTGTTTTTCTACCTTCTCTTGTAGATAAATCAGGCCCTTGTTTCGACATACTTTTGTCACGAGCTGCTTTTGTCATAGTTTTTCCTTTCTCCTCATGTTTTTTCTCAGCTACTTTAGAAGCTGCTTTCTTAACCGTTTTATATTTAGTGATTTTCTCTAGCTTTTTCTTACCAGATTTAACACCTTTTACATCTGAATAAACAGGTTTTAGTTTTTTAGCTTCTCTAGTAGGCTCAGTAGTACCATATTTCTTTACATTGTAAGCTTTAGCAGCTTTTAAAAACTTTTCATAAGTAGGATACTTTTTTTTATCAGCATCAGCATAAGCCTGTTTATAAGTTTTCTTAGCAGGTGATCGCTCAGCCTTGCTAGCATGTACAGCTTTACGTTGAGCATCGGAAACATACTTTTCAATAGGCGAGTCATCATCACTTAAAGCCTGTTTCATTTGAGCTAGGTTTACGTTTTGACTTACATTAAATTTTTCCTTTGCAGAAAGAGCATCGTACTTCGCTTTCTCTTCTGTAGTCAATTTATCTAATAAATCTTTTCTTGCTTTTGATTTATGAGCTCTTTGTATCATTTTACTACCCATCATCTTGAACATTGGGGAATTACCTGATTTTAGCTTAAATGGTCCTTTTTTCATTAGTCGAATGTTTTTATTATTTTTGGGCCTTTAATAGCCTCTAGTTTTTTTGAGAAATGGTCGATGCTTCCATCAATTGCTGCTTCAGCACCTTCTATGGTTTCTCTTCGTGTAACATCGTGCCAGTCTTTTTCTTTATCTGGATCATTAACTTCCGTTTGGTAAAATCCATTTGGTAGTTGTGTTATCCTCCAGTTCTTTTTATCAGCTAGATGTTTCCACTGGTTAATAGTTTTTTCATTCGGTTTAATTGTGCCAGTTGAACTGGTCTTGTAATATAAATAAGTCATTTTGGTTTTATTTTTGGTTAATACTTATTGGTATAGGGTCTCTCCCTATATATTTTATTTTTTTAATACATCTTTTATTGTTCTATTTGGGTTGTTTAAGATGGCTTTACCTTCCCTACTATTTATCGCAACATAATTACCTTCTTTATTAACTATTTTAGTTTGCGCGGTATTAATAGCTCCCCACATCTCGTGGCCTTTAGGATCTGCTGGTGATTTTTTTGTTTCTATCTTTTTTTCTACTTTTGTAGGTTTAGTATCTGGTTGCTTTTGCATCGGTGATGCACCTGATAACTTTATTATTGACGGTTTGTTTCCCGACTTTAATTTGAAAGGTCCTTTCATGATATGTTTTTTTGAATTAGTACTATAATCTATATGATTACATGGAAAAGTGGATTTTTACAAATGTGACATTAGCCAGTTACTCTTATCCCTATAACCTATATCCTATCCTAGATATTAGGAACTAATATCCTTAGGTACTCTTATATAGAGGTACCTGTACATTTTTAAAAGTATTACAAATATAGGAGTTAAGGGTAGCCCCCCTCCCCCTCCCCCTGCCTCCCCCTACAAAACTAAAATCTACAAACCGGGCCCCACCCTCATTTCCGTTTTACCCACATAACTTTTGGCTAATACTAATTTTATTTTGCGTACAAACTAACTAACTAATATTTTTCCGTCCAAATGTTTGACGTTTTTTATACCAACCTTATACGAAACAAAATAGATAATATATATGTATAAACAAATAAATACTATTATGAATAAACTAATTAACATCTATCAAATCTCAATGTGTGTACTGTTCTCACCAATCATTATCACATTCTTAATTGTGAATGAATTGATAGACTAGTCGTAGCGGGTTGTATAAGGTCTACCTCTACAATGTAGTGACAACCGTAGACGAGATGTAGTGTGACCAGATTGGTATGCATCTCCAACCAGAATTACCGACTAAATACGAATTATAGTAGATAATATAAATAACTAATAACTAATAAATAATAATTAAATATGAAAAATAAATTAACTGGAAGAAATATCCAACATTATTATGACGCAGCAGTAGCTGGAATAATAACAATAGATGAATTCTTCGAATTATCAATGATTCTACCTACTAGAAATCTATATAAAAGAAATTCGCAGATTCTGAATATATTATAAAACTGTGACAATAGCCTGTTACTAATACCTCTTAATAGGCTTATGTCACACTATGGTCTGACTTTGAAATAGCGTCGAAAGATCATACTCCAACCTACGTCATACTTTCTATGTCATAATGTCATGTCAATATGTCATAATTATAATCACAAACTTAATACGAATAAGAATAGATAATATAATTGTAATAAAACTAAAAAATGAATAATAAATATAAAATTTAATATGACAAAATGTCAGTGACAAAGAGTCACAGTGGAGTACCACCTGTATAAAAATATCATATAAATAAAATATATACTTTTACACAAACTAAATACGAAATAAAATAGATAATAGAATAAAGATAAATAAATAAATTAATAATTAAATAAAAAAAGAAAATTATGTCAGTAGAAAAATTAGAAAAAACTTTAAAATCAAAAAGATTTGTAGTAAGAAAATCATTAATCGGTAAAAATGTAATAATTACATTCACTAATAAAAAAGGTGATGAAATAACATATAATCACGATAAAGTGTATGAAATTATGAAAGAAAAACTTGAAACTTTACCATGTTGGGAAAAGTATAAAAGTTACACTGCAACTAACAATATACCGTTAGTATGTCGTGGAGTGGAGTTAGTTTAATAACTCTACTTTTCGCCTCGATATTATAAGATTCACCTTCGCCGAAGTGGGCGACGACAACCGTGAGTACACTGTAGTAGGACCAAATTGGTATATAGTGTGTGTCGAGTATAAATAAAACTAAGTAGTCTTGGAGCATAGGTGGGTTCGATTCTCACGCTACTACAATTAAAATAGTATAAATTAAATAAATAAATAAATATGAAAAAATTATTTGCATTAGCATTTGTCGCTATCATTTTAGCAAGTTGTGGAACTAATTACTACGCTTGTCCTGGAGTAGATGGCGGAAGACCAGCGAAAAGCTGCTCAAGATAATATAGTATAAATTAAATAAAAAAAGTAATATGAAAAAAAATTTTATGTACGAGTATGAGAACACTCCAAAAAGAAAGTTCTTAAATGTAGTAGAAAATTTAGTTAATTACGCTTTATTGTTTACGTTTACTGGAATTATATTCGGTGGAGTGGCGCTAACGTTAATACACTTGGCTTTTGGAGTCTAAGTGTATTACAAACTAAATACGATAAATGTTAGATAATATAATAAAGATATAAAAGTATGAGTAGAAAAATAGTAATAGATAAATATATAAATAACACTGTTTATAGTGTAAGTGTATTCGATAGTTATGGAATTGAGCATCACTTAGGTGATATTGATGTGAATGATATAGATAAATTAAAAATTCATGATAAAAGTATTGCTTCTCATGCACACGAAATATGGTCAAATGAAGTAGAACCTGAAGAAAATTTACTATCAAATGCTATTGCCGAGTGTATAGAAATAGATAAAGAAAATAATGTAGAACCAAATTTAGATTAAAATTATGAGAATAGATTGTAAAATATGTAAAACTGATTTAACGAGCGAAACAATTGCTCTATTTGAAGGTAAAATAGATACAGTAAACTGTAGTAAATGTGAGTTACAAAAAAATGAAACTAAAAAATTATACTACAAACAGTTCGATAAGTTTTTAGCGACGTTAAAAAAGTATAATGATAATTATTAAAAAAAGTAAAAATATGAAAAAATTATTAGCAATTATTGCAATCGCTACACTGTTAGCGAGTTGCGCAAGTGTATATGACACACCAGCTGTAAGACAAGGTGCAATTGATGGTGGATTGCCATCTAAAAATTGCAATAGATAGTGTTAGGTTGGGTGATATTAATAGCAATAGTATTAACTATGATTAAATGGATTAAAAGTGAAGAGTAAATTAACAAACAAACAAAAGAGAGGAGTAAAACGGCGATTAGATATCGAGCAAGGTGTGAGACCACCACACTCCTCCGTGTTTGTTAATAAAAAGAAGTATAACAGAAAGAAAAAACATAAGAAAAATGAAGAATAAATTTAACTATATAACAGTATTAGATTTTGAAGCAGGAAGAGTATTTCAATATGAAGTAGAGCCTTTATGGGAAAATATGAGACCTAGAATAGATTATGAAGAGTTTTTAACTAACGAAGGTCACAATTTAGCTAATTGTGAGTGGATGGTTCATGGTAACCCACAAGTAATTACAAAATAAATACGAACCATTACAGATAATATAAATAAAATATGAATTGTAAATGTGGAAATATAATACCCGAGCAACGAGTTAATCTTGGCTACAGTGTGTGTGTTAGTTGTTCTACTGTTGAACAGTATGGCTGTGCACCACTAATTAATCATAAAACTGGTAATTCTATCCAGATTATGTCAAGCAGTGACGCTGCGCGTATAGCTAAGTTGACTCAACGCCGAGGTTATGGCACAATGTTAAAATAAAATATATATGAATAGAATAAAATTTTTAAAAGAAGATAAAATAATGTTAAACGGTGTAGTCTATACTCCATATAAGATATGCGAGTTACCACCTAGTTTCGGTATAGAGATATTTGAGTGGTTTAACTATAAAGGCTACACATATATATCAGAATAATATGGAATTAATAGCAATAATAATGGTAGTAGGATATGCTTATGCAATTTACTTAATGTTAATGTATATCTACAACAATAACAAAAAAAGATGGTAATATGAATAGAAGAGAATACAATAGTGACCCAAGATATGCTAAAGTACTAGAGCAAATGGATTTACTAGGAATAATGGATATTAGTACAACTAGACAAGCGAAAAATGGTACAATAGTTTGGAAACTACCTATCAAAAACGAGTGGCCAGGAAATCAAGAGAATGCAACTTTTATTGAAGTAGCTAGTTTTAAAACTGGTTATGTACGTAATCAAAATAGTGGATATAGTAATTACCAATTAAACAAACGGGTTGATGGTGAACCAAAATACTATAAACTATCTAATGGTGATTATAGAAAATATACACTTAAAGAGTGTGTACTAATACCAATAGAAATAGATAGATTAGAATACTTAATAAGCTATTGTCTTAAAAACTATTACATAAAACGAGCTAATAAAGTGGTAAATGGTGAGTATATACCTAAATGGAAAAATGAAGCAGATAAATCTGAGCAATATGCGAAAGGATGGGGTGATAGTAATTCAAAACCAGAAGTAGAAGTAATCATTAATGGATTTAAATATAAAATATAATGAAAGAATTAAATAAAGAAGATAGATTGCTGATAATAGAAGCAATAAACGAATTAGTAGAAATACTTTCCGATTGGGAAGATAATGAAGAGTGGATTAAAGAATTAAACGATTTATTAAAAAGATTATGAGATTATTTAAGAGAAGATTAAGTCAAAATGATAAATTATTAAAAAATTTAGAAAAATATGAGCAAAAAGAGAAAATTAAACAGCAAGAATCCAAAATATATGGACAAAAGCCAGTTAAAAGAGCAAAAAGTTAAAGAAAAAAGATTAATATCTAACGTAGATGGTGTAAAAATATACGCTACATTCTACGAAGATGACACAAAATAAATACGAATGTATTTAGATAATATAAATGTAATAAAAAATGTAATAAAATGAGTGATTCAAAAGAACTGTTAGAGGCTACAGTAAAAGGTCTCCAAGAAAAAGTAGATAGTCTAACTAAAGACTTAGCTGCTAAAAAAAATGAGTTAGAAGATATAAATAAACCTAAAATATCTCAATCTGTATATGAAGAGATAGAAGATAGTGTTTATAATAACATGGAAAGCGCTTTAGACCGTTTAAGTGAAAGCGATTATGACCTTGAACTAGAACTAAGTGGTCTTGAACTTAGTGTATATCAGTTAAATTTTCATGATACTAATAGTATATCAGAGTATATTATGGATGCTATTAATGATAAATTCAACGTTGTAGAAGACGAAACTACTACTGACAATAGCTAGTTAAATACGAGGTGAGGGTGGTAATGTAACGCATTGGCGTGAATGAAAAATTTTCCGAAGTTACAAACGGCAGGATAAAGCAAAAAGTATGTACGCTAACATGGCTATTTAAGCTTTGATTTATAGCTTGATACTAGAACCACACCTGCCCGACCTCGTTTTATAAGTCTCGACATCAGGTGTATTGCAGTTATCTTGCACTTAACTGAGACTGGAAGCTTGAGATGGACATGATAATGTAAGTAATTACTAGTGTTTCTACCTGACGAGGTGAGAGGTTCGATTCCTCTCC